TGGTAACGCTTCAAAAACAGGCAGCGATGAACCGGCCTTAACGGTTCAGAGGGTTGGCAACTGACCCGGGTGTGCAGCGTAAAGCACCAGAAGCAGTTATCCGGCAGACAGGGATCGTGGTCGGAAAAACATTGAGGAAAGGACCGTACCGCGCCAGTAGCGCCGAAAGTCCGCAGGCAGCATTACTGAAAAGCCTGGGCAACCGGGCTTTTTGGAATGCCTACCTATCAAAGTATGTGTAAGTGAAAAACGGACTATCAGTGCTCAGCCAGGAGGCGTGACATGACAAACGAACAACAAGCGTTAGCGGAAATGCCTATCTGGCTGGTGATTATCTTGGCGTTGATCGGCGGGGTGTCCGGCGAAATGTGGCGCGCCGACAAGGAGGGCGCCCGTGGCTGGTCGCTGATTCGGCGCCTGGCGCTCCGGTCCGGGGCGTGCATGGTTTGCGGGGTTTCGGCCCTGATGCTGTGCTACGCCGCCGGTATGTCCATCTGGACCGCCGGCGCCATTGGTTGCCTGACCGCCATGGCCGGTGCCGACGTGGCCATCGGCCTTTATGAGCGCTGGGCGGCCAAGCGCATCGGGATCAATGAAGGTTCCCGTCAGGACCCGCAGTAACCGCAAGGACGCTACTCAAATGACCCTTATCGAAAAGCCATCCCAACTCCCCCAGGCTATCGGCGTGGCGCTGCATGCAGCCTTCCCCGACCTCAGGGTCGGCAGCCACCAGGACTTCCAGAGCGACGCAGAAAAAACCGGCGTGATGGTCACCGTTGAAGGCAATGGCCCTGGCATTCGCTCTCGCGAAGGCCGCAAGGCCCATGCCCTGGCCATTTCGCTCACCGTCATGGTTGCCCCTGGCGCCTTGCCGTTCGATGCCTGCGACCTGGCCAGCCAGTTGATGGACCTGGTGCTGGACAACCGTTGGAGCCTGCCCCAGTCCCAGTGCGATTTGCCAACCAATATCGTCGCCGCTCCCTCTGGGCGTGCGACCGCAGCAACGGACTACGACACCTGGACAGTGTCCTTCACTCAAACCCTCTACCTCGGACCCGTGTTGCTCGATGATCCTACAGGCCAACCGCTGTTTGCCTCTACCTGGGACGTCTTGGACATCGATGATCCCGATCAATACAAGCCACTGGCGGAGTAGCCCATGTTCGACGCGCTGTTACGCATGCAACTGGGACCGATTGTCGAGCGCCTGGCGGAAATGGAGGCCCAACTCGAAGACCTTTACCGGCGCGCTGAAAGCTTCTGCCGCATTGGCGTTTGCCAACAGGTCGATGCCGCCAGCAATACCTGCAGGGTCAGCCACGGCGAGTTGCTTACGCCGGCCATCCGCTTTTTCAACCCCAGCGCCGGTGCGCAAACCGAAACCCGTATTCCATCCGTGGGCGAGCAATGCCTGCTGCTCAACTACGGCGGTGGGGAAGGGGGCTCACAGTCTGTGGCGTTGTTCGGCCTCAACAGTAGTCGCTTTCCGCCTGTTTCCACTGTGCCTTCCTTGACCCGGCGGCGCCATCAGGACGGCACACAAAGCGACTATGACGACGCCAGTCATACTTTCAATTGGGTCAACGGGCCGACGATGCTCAGCGCTTCTCGCGAACAGGTCGACGTCAAGGTCGGCGCCGCCAGCCTGACCCTCAGCCCGCAGGGCATCATCCTGCAAATCGGCGGCACCGCACTGTTACTGGATGCCGGCGGCGCTCACTTCAGCGGCCCGGTGATAGACCACCAAGGTCGAGTCATCAGCCCCTGATAAGGACATTCCATGATCGGCATCGATCGCAACACCGGGGCAGCCGTCGATGACTGGCTGCAATTCGTGCAGCGTGCCACCCGAGCGCTGACCACACCTGTCGGCACGCGGCAGAAGCGTCCGCTGTATGGCTCGCTGATCCCGCAACTGCTCGGGCAGAACCTTGGCGATGACCTGCTGCTGCTCGCTCAAAGCCACGCCGCCCAAGCGTTTTACAACGCGCAGAACGGCATCGGCGATTTCCAGCCCGAGGTCATCGTCGCCACCCGCCAGGGCGCCGGGCTGCTACTGCGCTTTGCCGGCACCTGGAAAAACCGCCAACAATCCTTCGAGGTCGTGACATGAGCATGCTGATCCCTGGCCAGAACCAACTGGCCGAGCCGGCGATTATTGCAGTCGATGAGTTCGAGCCGCTGCTCGCCGAATTCAAGGCGTTCGTGGTCGATTACGTCGCCACCCGTGCGCCGCAAAGCGCGGCCAAACTCAAGGTCAGCCTCGACAACGAAAGTGAACTGCTGACGTTGGCGCTCGAGGCCTTTTGCGTGCGCCTGCAAACCCATGAGCGCAAATACAATGCACGCATCAAGCAGATGCTGGCGTGGTGGGCCACCGGCAGCAATCTGGATGCGCGCTTGGCTGACATGGGCCTTGAACGCCAGGTGCTCGATCCCGGTGACCCGGCGGCCTTCCCGCCCATGCCGCCGACCCTGGAAAGCGACGACGATGCTCGCTTGCGCTATTACCTCGCGCCCCATGCCCCGGCCGCCGGCTCGCGGATGCAGTATCGCCGCGAAGTGTTCACCCTTGGCGAGCGACCCACGGTCAAGGTACAGAGCGCCTCGCCGGGCGTGGTGACCGTCAACTACACCTTCGACCCGGACGGCTATGCGGCACAGGTCAAGGACGGCAATGGCCGTCGCACCGCGCCCGGCGAGGTGATGGTCACCGTACTGTCTCGTGAGGGCGACGGTACCCCCTCTGCCGATTTGCTTGACGGTGTACGCCGACATTTCGCACGGCCGGATGTACGGCCGGAAACCGATCTCGTCACCGTCCAGGGCGCACAGATTCAACCCTACAAGATTCGCGTCATCGCCAAGATCAACGCCGGCCCGGACTCGGGCCTGACCCAAGTGGCGGCGCAGCAACTGCTGCAGACTTACGCGGACTCCTGTCATCGCCTGGAAGGGCGCGTCGACCCCAGCTGGATCGACTACGCCATCCACAGTGCAGGGGCGGCGCAACTGCAAATCCTTGAACCGCTTGCGCCGATTGTCAGCAGCGCGTTCCAGGCCCCGTATTGCACGGGTGTCGAGGTGGAGGTGCGTACGCTATGAGTGAACCTGACGCGAGTTTGTTGCCGGCCAACAGTTCACCGCTGGAAAAGGCCCTGGACTTGGGCTTCGGCCAGTTGCTCAAGCGAGTCACGCCGCCGTTTCCTGCGTTGATGAACCCACTGCAAACCCCCAGCGAATTTCTTCCTTACCTGGCCGCCGACCGCGGCGTCAGTGAATGGGATGCCGACGCCAGCGAATCGGAAAAGCGCCTGACCGTGGCCTTGTCCTGGCAGATCCAGCGCCAGGCCGGCACACCCAAGGCGCTGAGCTATGCGGTGGAGTCACTGGGATTCACCCCCAACATCAGCGCCTGGTATCAGCAGCGGCCAATCGGTACGCCCTATACCTTCGACGTGCAGGCGATCATTGGGCGCAGTTGGTCCAGTGGTGACCACAACCGGCTGATCCGCCGCATCAACGCAGCCAAAAGCGAGCGGGATCAGGCGACGATTACGGTTGTTCACGAAACCGAAGGTCGGCTTGCGTTGACGCAGGTCCTTCATGCCCCGCTAAGCGACGGCGAGCTGTGTTTAAACGGCGCGCTGCCGGAGTTTGCATTGGCTGCTCGACTTAACAGTGTCGGCGTTGCCCGGCACTACACCATTAACGACTACGACCTCAGGGCGCAGCCATGACAGATGAAATCACGCGCCTGGTGCGCTTCACCTCCAAGGGTTTGGATGAAGTGCTGCAGGCAAAGAACCAGGGCCTCAAAGGCGAGATCACCCACATCGGCGCCGGTACCGGCCGCTACAACCCTGATGGCACGGAATTGGCCTTGCGCGATGAGCGCCAACGGGTCGCCATTGTGGATTACGAAGACCTGGGCGAGCGCCAACTCAGGATGGCCGCGCTGTTTGACGGCGACGGTGAGTATGAGATTGGCGAGTTCGGTTTTTACCTCGCCAGTGGGACTTTGCTGGCGGTGTATTCCGTGGCAGGGAAGTTGCTGACGTATAAAGCGGCGGCGGCGCGGGTGCTGCAGAAGTTCACGCTGGATATTTCGCCGTTGCCGGCGGATAGCGTGACGATTGTGGTGGGGAATGACAATTTGAATGTGCTATTGACTGATGAAATTGCGGCCTTATCAGCTGCGAGCATAGACAATATGGCACGCGGTGTAGGGGTTCTATTTCGAGTGATGGAAGTCGAAAGAAAATAGAGCGTTTTTAATTGATTTTATATGACGCTTTCCATGCGTTTAGGAGCATTCATTTGAGTACCGAACAGCAACTTGCTGCCGTCGTAAACGCGGCAAATAACTTGACTAACGTCATTACCGGAAAAGTTGGAGAAATTGATAGGGCGATAGTAGATGCCCGCCAAGCGTATGACGCTCAATTGGCGGAGTTGAAAAATAGACTCCCAAGATTGGCGGTCACCAAGAACTTCAATTTGTCCCCGAATGCCGACGGAACACTGATTGAAAATTGGGGGATTCATGCTGAAGTGACGCCCACCAAGCTGCGAACTATCACCTCTGTCTCTCAAGCGGCCGGACGCCCGCAAGCTGATGTGGATTTCTTGCTTCAGGTGCAGGCAGACGTGCGTGAACAATATCCAAACTTTGAAATCAGGGCCAGCGACTATTGGCGCACGTTCGTATACCTGTGGCAAATGAAGTGGTCGGTGTCAGGCGTTAGTCCTTGGCTCGCGTTCCCTTACACTGTCGATATGGCGCTCGCGAATGGCTCTGGCGCAGTACCGCAGAACTCCTACCTGACGGTTGGTGCCTTCGTACGTCTTTTGGAGGGTAACGTGTCTGGGGCATGGAGTAATGGCGTTGAAAAAGGCAAATGGCGCTGGTGTTCCAGTGTTATTTCTCCTACAGAATTGTTTGGAACTTATTACCACCTGCACCCGATGCGCACCTCTTCAACCGGCGTTGTTGAGGTGATGCTCGCAGGGGCATGCACAGGCGTTGTAACCAACCCAGGTGATTGGGGAACGATGTTGGCCCTAGGCTGAGGAGAGAATATGAAACCACTATTTATACCTGCTGAACTTCATCCGATTATCAAGTGGGAAATGATTCGTAAGGCAAGGGATCAAGACTTGTCGGCGAGTGATTATGCAGCAATGCCAGACTATCCGATGCTCGACACCCATAAGCTCTTATTCGCTGAATACCGTCAAAAACTGCGTGATATTCCTGATCAGGGAGAGGATCCAGACGCAGTGCTCTGGCCATCCAAACCCGATTTCCTGAAATAACTGATAACCGCGAAAGCGGTTTTTTTTCGCCCTCCCAAAGCCCCTCCCCGCAGGGGCTTTGGCGTTTCTCACCCGGAGAATCCTACCCATGCCCACCCGCCAAACCTACACCGTCCTCATCCCTTTCCCCATCGGTAACGGCCACTGGTCCACCGCTGGCGAGGAGCTTGAATTGCTGGACGTCGAAGCATCCGCCCTGCGCACCGCCGGCCGCCTGGAACTGACCAGCGTCCTCAACTCCACCCCCAAGAAGGCTGACTAATCATGGCTGAGGTTTTGAACTTCGAGCACAACGGCATCACCGTGAATGCCACCGAATCCCCCGAGGCCATGGGTGGCCTGGGTGATAACGTCATCGGCCTGGTGGGCACCGCCCCCAACGCCCATGCATCGATCCCGAAAAACGCTCCGTTCCGGATCAACAGCTTTACCACCCAGGCGCTGCTGGACCCTACCGGTACCGAGTCGGGCACGCTGTTCCAAGCGGTGTACCAGATCCTCAAAGTGGTGAAGGTGCCGGTCTATGTGGTCATCGTCGAAGAAGGCGCCACGCCGGCCGACACGGTCAACAATGTGATCGGCGGCAACGACCCCGTCACCGGCCGCAAACTCGGCCTGGCGGCCCTGGGCAGCGTGCCTGAAGACCTGACCATCATCGGCGCCCCGGGCTTTACCGGCACCAAGGCTGTGGCCGGTGAGTTCGCCTCCTTCGGCAAGCGCATCAAGGCCCGTGTGGTGCTGGATGGCAAGGACGCTTCGGTCGCCGATCAAGTGACCTACAGCGGCGAACTGGGCGGCGCCGAGCTTGGCTTCGACCGTTGCCTGTTGGTGCACAACATGCCGTCGGTGTATTCCAAGGCTGCGAAAAAGAACGTGTTCCTGTCGCCGTCCTCGTTGGCCATCGCCGCGCTTGCCAAGGTCAAGCAATGGGAAAGCCCAGGTAATCAGGTGACCTTCGCCGAAGACGTTTCCCGCGTCGTCGAGTACAACATCCTCGACACCTCCACCGAAGGCGACCTGCTCAACCGTTATGGCGTGAGCTACTACGCCCGCACGGTGCTCGGCGGTTTCTCGCTGCTGGGTAACCGTTCCATCACCGGCAAGTTCATCAGCTACGTCGGCCTCGAAGACGCGATCAGCCGCAAGCTGGTCAAGGCCGGCCAGAAGGCCATGGCCAAGAACCTCACCAAGTCCTTCATGGACCAGGAGGTCAAGCGCATCAACGACTGGCTGCAAACCCTGGTTGCCGACGAAACCATCCCCGGCGGCAGCGTCTACCTGCACCCGGAGTTGAACAGCGTCGAGAAGTACAAGAACGGCACCTGGTTCATCGTCATTGACTACGGCCGCTACGCGCCGAACGAACACATGGTTTATCAACTCAACGCCCGCGATGAAATCATCGAGCAGTTCCTGGAGGACGTTCTCTAATGTTTACCAACCGAGTCAGACAGGCCATTGCGGCCACCCTTCAAGGCCTGCCGTTGTCGGCCACGGTCGATTCCTTTACGCCGCCGAAGATCGAGTTCGAAATGGACCCGATGACCGGCGGGCGCTTCATCGCCGAAGAGGTGGCCAAAAGCGCCAAGGTGCTGGGCGCAACCCTGGTATTGCAAGGGGTTGGTGCAGAAATTCTGCTGGCGCTTGGCGTCACGCAGGGTGATGACATCCTGTTGAACGTGCGTGAAGCCGGCCAGGACCAGGACGGCAAGACCTACTTCACCTACCACACCGTAGGCGGCAAGTTGAAGTCTCTGGGTGAAACCGCGCTGACGATGAACGCCAAGCCGGTCACCACCCTGGAACTGTCCTGCCGCACCTACAGCCGTCTGGAAAACGGTATTCCGGTGATCGACATCGATGTGCGCACCCAGAAGTTCGTGCTCAACGGCGTCGACATCCTCGGTGACGCGCGCCGCGCCGTGCTGATGCCTTAATCCCCCTGGGGGCGGGTCAGCTCGCCTCCATACCCCATCAAGGAATTGCCCCATGGCCTGGATGCCTCCGTTACACATCCTGCTGTCCCCGATCACCGCCGACACCGGCGTCGTGATCGAGCAGATTCAACTGAAGCCGTTGTTCTACGCGCCACAGAAAGAAGCCCTGGCACGCGCCGGCGACGATGAGGATGACCAGTTTTTTGAACTGGCAAAGCTCGCCACCGGCCTGTCGGAAAAAGAACTCGACCAACTCAAGCGCCCGGACTACGTCAGCATCGCGCAGTACGTACACGAGATGTCGACTCAGCCTGCATCGTTCTTCCTCGATCAAGCCGATGCGCCACGCGAATCGTTGACCTGCGAACAGGTCGCGCTGCTGCTGCCCCTTGAGGCCAGCGGCCGCACGCTCACCCACGTCACCCTGGAAATGCCCGCCCTGCGCGCTACCAAAGTGATGAAAAAGCTGCCCACCAATAAAGAACGTGCCGAGTTCATCACCGCGCATTGCGCCGGCCTGATGATTCCCGATCTCGCCGGACTCACCGTGCCCGACTGGACAGAGTTGCAGGGGCGCATCGACGATTTTTTAAACAAACCGGCGGACTTCTTTCGGAACGCGACATCGAAGTGATCCTCGATGTAGTACCGCTGGTTTACTCGGTAAGCGAAGCGGAAATCCTCGATTGGGAAGCCGGGAAAGCAATGCGCCGCTATGACATCGCGATCAGTCGCCTTGGGCTCAAACAGGAGTAGAGCGGGATGGCAGACAGTAACTATGCGGGCGGGTCGGCCATCGTCAAGGACGGCTGGCTGACTCAAGGCTCACTGGCACAGGGTGGGGGGCAGGCCAGCCTCAACCCGTTCGCGCAAACGCTGACGGGTCCGGCTGAGGCCGTGCCGGGGAGTGCTGCGAACCTGGCATTGGCATTGGCCGATGCCAGCCTGCAGATCAATCATCTGGCCGAAGGCCAGAGCCGGCTTGTGCAGACGCTCGAGCTGTTCAACGTCTCGCTGCTCAAGGTGATGGACGCTCGGCAAGCCGACGCCGAGCTGGCGGGAGCGAGCGATACCACTACCAGCACGACGGCCAATACAGGCACACCGTCGCAGGCACTGGATGCCGCGATGACCGACCTGGGCCAACTGTTGCAATTCGTCGGACGCGAGCGCAAGTCAATGCGTGAAGCCAACCTCGCCATGGCGTCGGAGCCTGTGGTGGCGGCCAGTGGCGCAAGCGCCGTTGACCTTGCGAAGGTCGAGTACGTTGCCGCCAAGTCGGGTATCGGCAGCGACCGAGTTGACGCTTCAGGCAATATCGACCAGGCCGGGCGCCAGGCTGACCTGCAGCAGTTTGCCCGCGACGCCGCGATTATGGCGACGGCATTCAAAATCGATATCAAGCACGCCGGCGACCTCATCGGTGGCTGGCGCGAGTCAATGCATCTGGACCGTGCACAAACCCTGGACTTGGCCGACGCGACAACTGTGCTGGGCAATGTTGTCTCGCTCAAGGCCGAATCGGCGGATATCGCGGCCATCGTGCGACATCAGGGTGCTGCCGCGACGGATGCGGGCATGAGCCCCGCGCAGGCGGCGGCACTGTCGGCGGCGTTGCTGAGTGCCGGTAACGGCAAAGGCGCTGCTGGCCTCGGGCTGGAAAAAATCAGTGCCGCCCTGGCTAAAGGCGACAGCGCTTCCCCTGGGCAGCGTAACGCCTGGGCAGCGCTGAAGCTTGACCCCGAAATGTTGGCCGGCGGAATGAAACAGGATGCTGCGCAGACCCTGGTCACCGTGCTGGAGGCACTCAAAGCGCAACCGGCCGAAAGACAGGCGGCGCTGGCGACGCAACTGTTCGACGGTAACCAGGCGATTCTGAGCCTGGTGCCGATGATCGACACTGTGAAGCTGGCCTTTTCGCAAGTGGCCGACACATCCAGCTACGCCACATCGGCGCTGGGGGATCATGGCGCTCTCCTGCGCTCGGCAGCGGTTCGCGCCGATTCCACCCAGGCCCGTCGGCAGGCCTACGAGGCCAGTACTACACGTTTGCAAACCGCTTCCGACACCGCCCTGGCGCCTGTTGTGGATACCTCGCTGACGGCGATGACCGGTTTGGTCAATCGCGTGAGTTGGTTGGCCGAAGCCCTGCCTCAGGCCACTGCCGCTGTCACGTTGGCGGGGGCTGCGCTGGTGCCGGTGATTTCCGGCGTCTTTGATGCGGTGAAGGACAAAGTCTTTGAAAAGGTCGCCGGGAAAATTCTTGGCGAAGGCGGCGCCACCGACTCATCCGCCCGCCCGCAGCAATCTCAGAGTAACGAAACACCTGCAGGCAAACGTCCGCCGGGTTCGGCGCCGGGCGCTGGTGGGTCGCGCAGAACGGCGAAGGCCAGCAAAGCCGCCAAGGGGGCTGCATTGGGGCTGGTGCTGGCGAACGCCGGAGTCGATGTCACCAAGGGCGCGCTGTCGGGGAATCTGGGTGAAGCGGTTGGCACCAGCGTGGGCTCGGTCGGCGGCGGGGTCGCCGGTGGTTTTGCCGGTGAGTTCGCCGGCATGGCGCTTGGCCGAGCTGTCGGTACGCTGGCGGGGGCGGTGATCGGTTCGGTTGTGCCGGGTGCCGGCACGCTGCTGGGTGGCGTCATGGGCGGCGTTGCCGGTGGTGCCATCGGCAAGGTGGTCGGCGGTGCCGTCGGGACGTTCGTCGGCAGCGACGTTGGCGCCTGGCTGGCTGAAAAAGTGATGGGGTCCGAGGATCGCTTGCCGCCCCCTTCGGAGGTCAGCCACAACCTCAACAACCCTCAAGCCGATAACCGCCAAATCAACTTTGCCCCGCAAATCACTATCAACGCGCCGGAACAAGCCAGCTATCAGCAATTGGCGACACTCGTGGTGCAACAGATCGAAGCGCAATTTACCCCGCTGTCGATGGACAACCTGCTGGCGACGCGACGTGGCGCAGCACTCACCGATGGAGCTGTGTGATGCGACAACAGATGGTGTTGGGCACTTTTATTTTCGGGCTGTCGCGCGGGTTCGCCTACGACACCCTGGATCGTGGAAGCAGTGGTGGCTGGGTCAGCCTGAACATCATTGCTGGCAAACCCAAGTCGAGCCAAGTGGGGCAGGGTCTGGAAACACTGGCCTTTGGTGGCAAGGCAGCGCGTGCCAAGGGCATGCAGCGCCTGGATGAGTTGCGCGCCTTGCAAGACCTGCGGGCACCGTTGCCGTTGGTGGACGGCCTAGGGCGTAACTGGGGTTTGTGGACCATCAAGTCGATCAGCGAAAAACAAACCAGCGTGATCGACGACGGTACGGCGATGGCGATCGGTTGGTCGCTGGTATTGGAGGAGTTCGTCAATGCGTAGGGTTCGAAGTATCGCTGGCGACTCGGTGAACCTGCTGCTCTACCGAGAGCTGGGGCGTTGTGATGATGCCGCAGAAGAAGCGCTGTGGCGCTTGAATCCGGAGCTGGGGGAAAAGGGCGCGGTATTGCCGGCAGGCGTCAGCGTGCTGGTGCCCGAATTGGATGCGCAACCTGCTGCGAGCCGGCCGGTTTCAGCCTGGGATTAAGGAGCGATCATGGCACTTGGATTCACACCTGTAGTGGAGCTGTATGGCGCCAATTCCGCGCTGTTCAACGAGCGGCTATTGGAATGGGAGCATGTCGACGCAGCGGGCTTTGTATCCGACCAGCTCACGTTGACCCTGGATATCGAGGGCCTTGAAGGGTTGCCCGAGCTGGGCGGGAAGATCGGCTTGCGCGTGGGGTACCTTGAGTCCGGCCTGGTGGATAAGGGCGTATTCAAGATCACTCAGCGTACACCGTCGCTGTTCCCGATGCGCTTGGCGCTGGTGGCTACGGCAGCGCCGTTCGATCAGCACGAATTCAAGCAGCGCCGTACCGCCAGTCATGGGCCGATAACCTTGGGCGCACTGTTTCGCCAATTGACCAGCCGCTACGGTTTTTCGCCGCGTGTGGCGCCTGAACTCGAGCGCGAGCAGATCGCGCACATCGATCAGACCAATGAAAGCGACATGGCCTTTCTGACCAGGCTGGCCAAACGCTTCGATGCGGTGGCCAAGCCTGTCGACGAGCTGTATGTGCTGGGGCGTAAAGGCCAGATCAAGTCGTTGTCGGGCAAGGCACTGCCGGATGTGCAGTTGTCCGTTACCCGTAACAATCGCCCGGGTGACCAGGCCTTTATCAGCGCCAGCTTCACCGAAGCCTGCCGTGCCAAATACAACGGCGCGCAAACGTCCTGGTGGGATGCGGCGGCCGGCAAAAAGCATGTCGTAGAGGTGGGCATCGCGCCGTTCAAGGTGGTGACGCAACGCTACCAGAGCGAGGACGAAGCGCGCTCAGCGGCGCAGGGAGAGATGCGGCGTGTGGGACGGGAAGGGTTGCAGATCAATGTGGTTTGCCCCGGTAATCCGTCGTTGGCCGCTGAAGGCTTGTTGCTGCTGGACGAGTCGTGGCCAAGCTTTATGCAGGGGCGCTGGTCGATCAAGAAGGTAACGGCCAGCGGTAAACGAGCAGACGGCTATCGGTGCACGATCCAGGCCAGCGGTTTGTCGGTGTAGACACTTTTTCAGAGTAAAACCAATGCTGATGACACTTGCCCAGCTTCTGGGTGTGATGCCTGGGGCCCGCCTTCGAGCGGGCATTTTTTTGTCCCCTTTAAATGCAGCCTTCGTTCGGTATGAGATTAGCAGTGCCAAACGCATCGCCGCTTTCCTCGCCCAGATCGGCCACGAATCCGCCGAATTGCGCTACGTGCGCGAGCTGGGCAGCGATCACTACCTCAGCAAGTACGACACCGGCACCCTGTCCGCCCGCTTGGGCAACACCCCGGAGGCGGATGGTGATGGGCAGAAGTACCGGGGCAGGGGGCTGATTCAGGTCACGGGACGGCGCAACTACCTGGCGTGCAGCCAGGCACTGTTTGGCGATGATCGCCTGCTGCAGCAACCGCAGCTGCTCGAACAACCCCAATGGGCCTGCGAATCCGCCGCCTGGTTCTGGCAAACCAACGGCCTCAACGAATTGGCCGACAAGGACCAGTTCACCACGATTACCCGGCGTATCAACGGCGGCCTGAACGGCCTGCAGGACCGTGTGCAATTGTGGGAACGGGCGAAGGCGGTGCTATGCGTTTCCTAGGCTGGTTGCGCTGGGTCGGCATTTGCCTGCTGCTTGCGCTGGTGTGGCAAGTGCAGGCCTGGCGCTATGGTGCGCAGCTTGAGCAGCAGGCGGCGGGTCATGCGCTGGCGCTCAGCCAGCAACGCCAGGCCGCGTTCGAACAGCAACAGGCAGAACAACAAAAGCGCCTGGCTCTGGAGCAACAGCTCAACGCCAGTGATCAACAACACACCCAGGAGTTGAGCGATGCCCAACGTAACCAAGCTGCTCTGCGCGACCGCCTGGCCACTGCTGATGTGCGGTTGTCAGTCCTTCTCGACGCCACCGAACCCGCCGGCGGCGCGCCTGTGCCCGCCTGCGCCACCCCCGGCGGCGTGGTTCATGCAGCCCCACGAGCCCGACTTGACCCGGCGCATGCTCAGCGAATTATCCGCATCACCGACGACGGCGATAACGCCCTGATCGCCTTGCGTGCCTGCCAGGCCTATGTGCGAGCCGTCGCGCGTTAG